TTTTTAGTATGATTTGCTTTCCACATCACAACTTTCTTTTTTACATGATCAGGCATATGTGTAGGTATCTCTTCTGAGAACCAATTTTTATACACACCTTTAGGTGCAACTATTAAAGCACCATCAATCTTTCCGTTGTCATAGAGCACAGCTATGTTATCTATTAATACTTTAGATTTACCTGTACCCATCTCCATAAACAACGCGAAATTTTTTTCGAATGCACTTCTTTCTAATGCAATCAATTGATGCTGAAACGGTTTTGTCTTAAATTTATATTTAAACATTTTATCTTTCTTAACTTGACATATAATTATTAATGATTATTATGTCAAGCAGAAATGACAGAAAGTTTTAACATAGCGAAAGCATTATCTGAAAGACATAAAAGTAAATCTACTGTTTATGTAATTCAAGCTGTTCCAGGTACACGTGATGGTGCACCTAAAATAAATATTGTTGGAGCACAAGAGTTTGGTGAAATTAAGGTAATGCTAGATGAGGACAAACAAATAATGTTTAGTCCTGCACCTATGGTTAGAAAGATGAAGAGAATGTTAAAAGATTTTTCTGATGATGATTACTTGTTATTAACAGGTGATCCTGCTTTAATAGGTGTAGCTTGTTCTGTTGTTTCTGAAACAAACAACGGTAAATACAAACTTTTGAAATGGGACAGACAAGAAAGACAATACTATCCTATTTCAATTAACATACACGATAGAGGTGATATAAATGAGTAAAGAGAAAATGGAAAATCTTTGGGAACAAGACCAAAGTGATACTCTGCAAGAAGGCGGTGGTGATCTAGCAGAGTTAAATAAGAAAGTAAAAAAGTTAGAAGCATGTGAAAGTAGATTAGAAAAATTAATGGAAGAGGTTGACACACTAAAGTCAAATATTAAAAAGATCTCTTATGAAGAGATACCAGATCTTCTAGCTGAAAAAGGTTTAGCTTCACTAAAACTTAGTGATGGTACTGTAGTTGAGGTGAAGAAAGTTATTAATGCTTATCTACCTAAAGCGGATCGAGATCCTGAAGGTAGAGAAAAAGCATTTCAATGGCTTCGAGATAACGGCCATGGCGATATCATTAAAAACGATATCACTGTTTCCTTTGGTCGTGGCGAAGATAACAAGGCAGTGGAATACGCTAGCCTTGCACAGCAAAAAGGTTATTTACCTACTCAAAAGGTAGATGTACATAACCGAGTCCTTGTTGCTGCTTTTAGGGAGCGCCTTGAAAAAGGACAAGAGGTGCCTCCCGAACTATTCAATCTGTTTGTTGGAAACCAAACAAAAATAAAGAGGAGTAAATAATGAGTCGAGAAGCAATGACCGATAATAGTGAAAAGAAACTAGTGAAAAAAGAAGCGAACCTACCTAGCGAACTTACTGCTATGTTTGAAGCAGATGCAGGCATGGGTTTAGAAAACATGGGGGCAGATGATGTAAAGATTCCATTTATAAGAATCTTACAAGATCTATCTCCACAAGTGAAAGAGGGTAAGGGTGAATACGTACAAGGTGCTAAACCTGGTATGATCATCAACTCTGTTTCAAAGAAACTCTATGATGGGAGAAAAGGCATCAATGTCCTACGTTGTTACTACAAGAGAGAGTATGTAGAATGGAAGGACAGAGGTAAAGGAGAGAGTGCACCAGTTGCAACTTACTCTGCCAACGATGACATCATTCATACGACGAATAGAGATCAGTTAGGTAAAGATAGATTGCCAAATGGTAATTATCTAGCCAATACAGCTAATCACTATGTGTTGATGATTGATGATAATAAGGTTACTGAAAGTGCTTTGATAGCAATGTCATTTTCACAACTTGTTAAAAGTAGAGAATGGAACACCATGATCACTAGTAACAAGCATATGAAAAAAGATGGCACAATCATTAAACCGCCTGCTTTTAGTCATGTTTACAATTTAAAAACTGTCTTACAAACAAACAGTAAGGGTGAGTTTTACAATTGGAGCATTACAAAGGTTGGGCCATTGACGGATCCGAATACTTATCAAACTGCTAAAAAATTCTCAGAGGGTGTCTCTAAGGGTGCAGTTAGTGCAAAGTATGACGAAGAAAAAGTCAATGAATCATCTGATTCACCATACTAAGGAATCCTAGGTCGTGGGCGGTGAAGCGAGAGTGGACTCGCCCACGTTAAGTTATGGTAGAAAAATTCATAGAAATATTCAGAGGGCTTAGTTTAGGATATGGATTAACTAAACGAGGCAACGTATCTGAAAGAGGTAAGGTTGAATCTAGCCATCGTTGGATAGAAAAAGAACTTACCAAACAAGTTGTTCAAGATCACTTAGATGGCACAGGTGATAACTTGGGTATTGTGCCAATCAACGAAGATAACAAGTGTAAGTGGGGTGCAATAGATATAGACGAATATACATTTAATCATAAAGAATTTACTAAGAAGATGAGAGATTTAAAAATACCTCTCATAGTTTGCAGATCAACGAGTGGTGGCGCTCACCTATATTTATTTACAAAAGATTTTGTAGAGGCAAAAGATATGCGGCAGATACTATTGAGTCTCACAGCATCACTTGGACTTGTAACTAGAAAAGATAAAATATTTCCACAACAAACTAAAATCAATGTTGAGACAAATGACAGGGGTAACTTCTGTAGTTTGCCATATTATAAACACAAAACAGGCACAAAATACGCAATAAATGACGATGGATCTGCGGCTAGTTTAGAATCATTCTATTCTATGTATGATAAGTATGCAGTAGAACCTTCGAAATTATCTGAAATAAAAGTTGAATTAAATGATAATGCCAAGGCTATATCAAATGGCCCACCATGTTTAGAGGTATTATGCTCACAGGGTTTTCCACAAGGCACACGAAACAACGGACTATACAACATAGGAGTCTTCTTAAAAAAATCATCACCCGATGATTGGGAGACGTTGATCGAGGACTACAATAGAAAATATCTTAGCCCTCCCTTGAGTAATGCAGAAGTAGAAAATGTAAAAAAATCTTTACGTAAAAAAGATTATAACTATGGATGTAATGATCAACCTATAAATTCCTTTTGTAACAGAGAAGTATGTAGAACAAGAAAACATGGTATTGGATATGGTAATACTTCATTACCAGAGATAAGTAATTTAACAAAAATAAATCACAAACCGCAACCGCAGTGGTTTGTAAACGTGGATGGAGAAAGATTAGAATTAGAAACAGACGATTTACAAATACAAGCTAGATTTAAAAAAGCATGCATGGAGCAACTAAACATGATTATACCAAGAGTAGCAGATAGACAATGGGATACTTTATTAAGAGTTTTATTTTCAGCGATACAAATAATAGAGCCACCTGAAAGTTTATTAATTAAAAATCAACTCGAAGATTTAATAGAAGATTTTGCTGTAAGAAGAGCACAAGGTAGACAGAAGAGTGACATACTAAGAGGTGTTCCTTATACAGCAGATGGTGAAACAATGTTTAGATGGAAAGATTTAAAAAAATTTTTAGAAAGACAGAAGTGGTCATTTGATATTAGAAAAACAGGATCAATGATCGAAGATATATTTAACACAACAGAAAAAACATTAAACATAGAAGGTAAAAGAGTTAGAGTATGGGTTATGAAAGCCATGGAAAAACAAAATACATCTTTTGAAAAACCAAAATACAAAGAGGAGGATGCGTTTTGATTACAATCATACTTGGCCCACCTGGAACAGGTAAGACAGAAAAACTTTTGTCTTTAGTTGAAGAGTATCTGTCAAAGAAAATACATCCAAGTCGTATAGGTTACTTTGCATTTACCAAAAAAGCTGCAAACGAAGCCTTATCAAGAGCCATGCAAAAGTTTAATTTGTCAGAAGATGATCTACCATACTTCAGAACCTTACACTCACTAGCGTTTAGAAGACTATCTATAAATAAAAATCAAGTTATGAAAAAATTTCACTATCAAGACCTTGGAAAAAAGCTAGGTTTTTCAGTGGTTTACGCATCATATCAAGATGACTTCGGTGGATACTTCTCATCTGATAGTGACTATCTTAATTTAATATCTCTTGCAAGAGTCAGAGGTATACCTGTCGAGGAACAATTTGATTTGAATGAACATGAAGCAGACATAGAAAGAGATAAACTAATTATTATAGCCCATGAACTTGAAAGATATAAAAAAGAAATAGGTTTGATCGATTACACAGATATGATTTTAAAATTTACAGAAAAAGATGTAGCACCAAAATTAGATGTAATGTTTATAGATGAAGCACAGGATCTTAGCTTGTTGCAATGGAAGATGGTAAAACAAATGTGGCAGAAATGTGACCAGGTTTTTGTTGCTGGTGATGACGATCAAGCAATATTTAGATGGGCAGGTGCTGATGTTGATTCGTTTATTGCATTGAAAGGTAAAACAATAACTCTTAATCAATCTTACAGAGTTCCGTCTGGAGACATACATAACTTATCAATTAGTCTAGCAAATAGAATAACTAATAGAAGAGAAAAGATGTGGCGACCAAAAACATCTGAAGGTATTTTAAGATATCATGGTGACATACAACAAGTTGACATGTCATCTGGCGAGTGGTTAGTATTAGCTAGAACAAAATATTTATTAGAGGATACCAAAGATTTTTGTGAAGAGAGAGGATGGTATTACAATTTTAAAAATGAGAAATCAATAAATGAAGATACTTTTAAAGCGATCATTGATTGGGAGCAGTGGAGAAAAGGACAACAACTTAATTATGATTCTGTAAAAAATATTTATGGACACATGAGTTCTAATAAAATTAACCAAGCACATAAGTTGGGTAAGACATTACTAAAAGAACAAACATACACAATAGAAGATTGTTTAGATAATTATGGATTAAAAACAAATAATGTTTGGTACGAATCATTAGATGAGATTGATTTTAAAACTAAAGAGTATATAAGAGCAATGAGAAGAAATGGAGAATTATTGAGACAAGAGCCTAGAATAAAATTATCAACTATACACGGTATGAAGGGAGGTGAATGTGATAACGTTGTGTTGTTAAGTGACTTAACAGAAAACACAATGCGTAACTTTGAAAAAACTCCAGACGATGAAAATAGATTATTTTACGTTGGAGCAACAAGAACAAAGAAGCAGTTACATGTTGTTGAACCAAAATCATTTGACATGAGTTATCCGCTATGACACATCCAGACGATTTCAAAGATATATTTCCACAGGAAAAAGGGCCAAAGCATTACAAAAATTATGTAATACAACCCTATGAGTTTATATCTAAAAACGGACTCTCATTCTTTCAGGGCGTAATTATTAAATACGTTGTAAGATATTTAATGAAAGATGGTATAAAAGATTTAGATAAGATCATTCATTACTGTGAATTGGAAAAGAAAAGATTGAGAGATAAAAAGTGAGGGGATTACAACAACCTTTATTTGCACCGCAAACAGAGTGGGTGCCTCCATCTGAATTTAAAGATCTAAGTAACTACGATGAAATAGCCATTGACTTAGAAACCTGCGATCCAAACATCAAGACGCGTGGTTCGGGGTCAGTGGTTGGTGACGGAAAGGTCGTGGGCATTGCAATTGCAACAAACGATTGGTGTGGATACTTTCCATTTGATCACCTGGGTGGTGGTAACTTGGATAAAGATAGAGTCCTTGGTTGGTTTAAAGATGTATTAAAAACATCTGCAACTAAAATATTTCACAATGCAATGTATGATGTTTGTTGGATAAGATCCATGGGTTACTCGATCAATGGTGAGATAGTTGATACAATGATAGCTGCTAGTCTAATTGATGAAAATAGATACTCTTATAATCTAAATGCAATATCGTATGAATTTTTAAAAGAAAGAAAAAGTGAAACAGAATTAAACGCAGCAGCAAAAGAATGGAGTCTTGATGCAAAGGCGGAGATGTGGAAACTACCTGCAATATATGTTGGTAAGTATGCAGAAAAAGATGCTGAACTGACTTTTAAATTATGGGATAGATTTAAACATGAGATAAGAGAACAAGATTTACAAAATGTATTTGATTTAGAAAAAAGTATATTTCCTTGTCTTGTGGATATGAAGTTCAAAGGAGTTCGCGTAGATGTTGAAAAAGCGAATCAAACCAAGAATCAATTAGCAACGAAAGAAAAACAGATACTTCAAAATTTAAAAAAAGAAACAGGTATTGATGTGGAAATATGGGCAGCAGCTTCTATTGCTAAAGTATTTGATAAATTAAAATTACCATATGATAGAACAGAAAAATCTAAGGCTCCATCATTTACTAAAAATTTTTTACAAAATCATTCTAATCCTCTAGTCAAACAGATAGCACAGGCTAGAGAGATAAACAAAGCACACACTACATTTATAGATACGATATTAAAACATGAACACAAAGGAAGAATACACGCTGATATAAATCAACTTAGATCTGATCAAGGAGGGACAGTTACGGGTAGGTTTAGTTATTCTAATCCAAACTTACAGCAGATACCTGCAAGAAACAAAGATCTTGGGCCTTTGATTAGATCGTTATTTATACCCGAAGAGGGACATACGTGGGGTTGTTTTGACTACTCGCAACAAGAGCCGAGGTTAGTGGTTCACTATGCATCGTTACAAAAATTATTGGGAGTTGAAGATGTGCTAGAGGCATACAAAGATGGTGATGCAGACTTTCATACCATCGTTGCTGAAATGGCAGAGATACCAAGAGAACAAGCCAAGACTATAAATCTTGGTTTGTTTTATGGTATGGGTAAGAATAAATTGCAAGCAGAGTTAGGTGTAAGTAAAAGCAGAGCAGAAGAATTATTTCAACAGTATCATAACAAAGTTCCTTTTGTTAGAGAACTCATGGATGCTGTATCGAGAAGAGCACAGAAGTCTGGTAAGATTAGAACGTTATTAGGTAGACGTTGTCGTTTTCATTTATGGGAGCCAAATCATTTTGGCCTACATAAACCCTTACCACATGATGATGCACAAAGAGAGTATGGCCCAGGTATCAAAAGAGCAATGACTTACAAAGCATTGAATAGATTAATACAAGGATCAGCAGCAGACATGACTAAAAAATCTATGATTGATTTATATAATGAAGGAATCATACCACATATCCAAATACATGATGAATTAGATGTGTCAGTTGAATCAGAATCACAGGCAAAAAAGATAATTGAAATTATGGAGAATGCTGTTAGTCTAGAAGTTCCCAACAAAGTTGATTATGAGCATGGAAAGACTTGGGGAGATATTTATGATAAGGGATAATTATGGCTTACTTAAATGCAAATATACCAGTAGAGTACGCACAGATTAGGAGAGAATATTTATATGACCTTAAAAAGCATCATGGAGAAGTTGAAGACTGTATTATCTTTGGTGTTACTTGTATTACAGGTCGTGCATTATTATTTCACGCTATTATGGAAAACGGTGCAATATTTTATCGCTTACCTATTAGCGCTTTTATTCAGAGA